TAGGGTTATCTGCTCGAGGATTCCAATTACTCTCTCGATTCCAGAGATATACAAGGCATTGATACTCATTAGCATTATGTAGCTTTATATGTGCATAGAGTTTGTAGTTATTAACATCTCTTGCAGTACTTACCGCTATCGCTTGAGGGCTATTGACAAATAGCAATAGACCGGCCAATAGCACCAAACGTCGCGCCCGAGCTAGTCGCCTCAGCGGCTCGTCTGCGAGTGTGGAGCGTAGCCGATATGTCAAGTAACTAGCAAATATGTGCATAACTTGAGCGTATCTCCTGCGTGTCATCCACACCTTTTGACTGCCTGTGGATAACTCCTGTGGATAACTATTACTCATAGTCAGGCTCATCTATCCGGTATGGTTCAGCTCCTGACGGTACCAAGTGCATACTCGTTACGCACCTTTTGCAGTGTGGGATCGCATAAAAGGCAAACTTACCTACGGTTATAGTTTTAGTAATGCCACAAATAACGCATCGGTATAAGTGCTCGCTCATTGGTGACCCCATCCAGTGCCCTTAAAGCTTACGCCCGGCACACTGTAAACCTGCCTCATCGTGAGGTTGCAGCATAGAGGCGCTACGTTTTCACCTATTGGCTGATTAGTCTCGTACCGTATATTGCAGCTGATGCACTCGTATTCATAGGTTGGCATCGCTGGGCTCCTCGACCATACATACACCTATAACCCCACACTTAGTACACTGCAGGGTTTTAACATATGGCGGTAGGTTATCCGTAATGATGCGCTCGATCTGATCAGTGACCTTTTTACACGGTCTACACTCGTATTTATAGATAGTCATAGCTTACATACCTCGCATAACCATAGTACGACCTCGTTACCGGTATTCGTCACCGTGAGCCCATTATCCGGGCTGCACTGCTTATGGCACCCGTCGCACTCGATCGCTACCTTACTGGTCACGTCGCCGTTATCGTGGATCGTCGTAGCTATACCCTGCTTAATAAACGTCATTTCTCCCATTAGAGTTTTACCGCCTTATCTATGTGTAGGAGCGCTACCTCTTTATCGACCGCTGGCCCGTTATCTACGGTGCTTGACGGTAAGCGCTTAGTTTTCCAAGTAACCGTAATTTTGCGTAGGTTAAACGCATATATGCCCTGAGGCGTTGAGTTAATGTAAAACGGCGTAAACCCTAAAGCGTTCGCCTGTTGCATTAATGACTCGTATTTATCCTTTTCGAGTATGAGCTCGTCATAATGAGTATGCCGGCATTTGAGCTCGATCGAGAGCCTATAGCCGTAGCTTGTAGCATCTATATACTCGTACGTGTGCTCGGACTTTTGTAAGTCCTCGAGGTATGTCTCTTTAATATAGTCAAAGAGTCCCTGCTCGGTCATTCTTGGTTTTTCCATTTTCCGTCACTGCCCACAACTTGCCATATCGGGTCGCACTGTGTGTTTTTGTTATTCTGTGTGCATCGCCACGCGGCCCAGTCTTTACCCGTCTTAGCGCTTGTACCCTGAGCCCACACTCTCGTACCGTGTACGCATCGAGGAGGCTCGCCCGGTAATTCACCGCCTAGCCCTTGTTGGATCTCAGCGATAGCCGTAGCCATAGTAGGTATGCCTTCATTAGCTGCGTGAGTAGCCCACGGATCAGCCTCAGTATGAGCAGTCTCTACCTTTTGCATATCTTGTACTGTGGGCCTGCCAAAATCGCTAGGCGTAAGCAAGCCGATAACTCTACCGTAGGCGCTTGTTATGCAGTCCTCGATAAACCACTTACGCATATTTTGAGGGAGTGTTGCTACGTTACCGTAGGCGTAATCGACCGCGCTTGGTACTGCATCCTCGTACTCACGATAAGCCTCAGCTCTGACAAGGATCGTACCCTTTTCTAGGTTAATATCCTCGATAAAGGCTACTAAGCGCCCGGACGGGAACTCAAGCCTAAAGCGCTTGATTCTGCTATTAACATCCTCGTAATTATCTAAGAACCCCATTAGATTAGGTTCTTTTCTTTGAGTGCCTGGGCTATTGAGCGGCCTCTTAAGTATCCCTCGCCGTGGCCTTGTCGGTATCCGAGTGTATAAGCTGCTTTAATAAACGCTGCCATAATGCCCGTGACTATAAAGATTATTAGAAAGTCTGCACTGTTCATATATCGCCCTTTGTTAAGGCCGATTAGGCTACTACCCGAGTAGCCCTCTCGGCGTGTGTAGTATCAGTATGAGCCCATACTCTGACAAAAGGCAACTATCTTGCGAGGCGTGTCTCTAGCAATAATTCGTATATCTTGTCGATCTTGGCATCCATACGCTCCTGCTTAGCCTCGATATGATCGATTCGACCGCGTAGGTTATGGCCGCCGTTACCGTCCGGCTTAAGCTCTGATAGATAAAACTTTACAAAGTGTCGGATAAGCCCAGCTCCTAGCCCCAAAATAGTAAAGCTCCCCAAAGCTATACCAACTACGAGCTGAGCCTTTTCCATTACTTAGCGCCTACGCCTAACTGCTTCTCCGACGGTTGGATAGCCTTAAGTAATGGCCCGATTAGTCCTGCGATAAACGCATTAGCTAATACTTTTGGATCTGTGATACCGGATAAATATAGAGCTCCTACGCAGGCTGCAGCTGAGCGTAGGTAGGACTTACCGGCAGCGATTAATTGCTCTTTCATTGTGTTACTCCTTAGTGCCCTTAAGGATTTGTCTAACTATAAACCTAAACTCTCGATTAAGGCTTTAGCCTTGACCGGACTTACTTCTACTTCCCAGTGCATTTCATCGGCTCGGCTCTTAAAGTCGCCGCCCCACTTGAGGCCATACTTTTTAGATAGCGCCCGTATCATTGGTACCTTTTCAGCTGGAAACGTGCCTACTTTACCGAGAGGGTGTTTAGTCGCGTTAAGGTCGATCGCCGTACCGGATGAGTGGCAGGATAATTTATCAGTAGTGCCTCGAACCATACGAAAAGCGTAGGCCCAATCATCAAAGGTGCCCTCGTCGATCGGCTCTATAAGCTCGTGAAACTCAGCCGCAAAGGCCGCTAAGAGTGGGCCCACACTCTCAGCGCACCTAAGCTTACGGTTTGTACCCTTTACTGGGTACGCCTTAATTTTAATCTCGTCCGGATCTTTTGAGGCCGGGTAGCCATTGTAACTTTTTAGCATTATGAAAGCAGTAACTTCGCTTCATCGGCGGTAATTCCAAGACGATCTAAAAGGGCAGCCTTTTTTATCTCAGCTAATTTTTTAGCTTGTTTTTCTGCTTCTATTGCATCGGAATAAGCCTTTTCTAACATAGCCAGATTAGGTTTTTCAATGTCGCTAGACTGCCACTCAATATTATCTATATCTTCACCGCTCAGGACGTACTTTGCTTCTGGATAAAGATGGTTTAACGCTCTTATAATTTTTTGGTGTTCCATTTTATGCGCCTATCTCGAGCAGAGTTATCGTTGATGTACCAGAACCAATCTGAAAAGTTACTGATCCGCTATTTGTGGTTAAATACGCTCGACCTTGAGTTTTATAAGTTAATGCAGCTGTAGAGCTTGGAGAGTCTAAATAAGTATAATTTGTATACGTATAAACTTCCTTAAAAGCCGTATTTCCGTCTAAGTAAAAATATGATGCTTGGTAAGTAGTTGAACCATTAAAAATATCAGTGGAATCACGGCGGATTTTCAACGCGTAACCCACTGTAGTATCTGCTCTTGCCATACCGTAAGACTGAGTTACAAGGACAAGAATCTTACTAGATGTCGATGATGGCGTAATCGTTGCAGATAATCCAGTGTCGGCATAAGTCGTAGAGGCTACGGTTGTCGCAGTTGAATAGGTATTTGAGACTACTTGTAAGACTTTACCGCCGCCTGAGGGAGTTGCCCATTTCAGGCCAGTAGCTTCTGCTGAGTCTGCCGTAAGTACGGTGCCATTAGCACCGACTCCTAAACGGGATACCGTATCGGCTGCAGTAGCCGCAATTAAATCGCCTTTTGCATCGACGATAGATTTAGCGACTGCACCGTTAGCAAGATCATAAGTAGTTTTAACTGCATTAGCCGTAGCTGCAAGAGTCGTAGAGGTACTAGAAGTAGAGTCTGATAACTGCACTGCGCCGAGGTTAGAGGTAGTACCGCTTAGGATACCTACGCTCACGGTACCGCTAGTGCCGCCTCCAGTAAGAGGGCTCGATACTGTAACGCCGGTAATATCGCCTGCAGCATCGGTTACCCAAACAAAGTCCATATCGGTATTAGAGTTTTTAGCTAGTACTTGGCCGCTTGTGCCGCCTTTAAGATCGACAAGCGAGGCATCTATAGAATCGCCTAAAGCCTCGATCGCAGTAGCACCATCTTTTACGAGGTCTGTCGAGGTCGGTACGGGCCAGTTAAAATTAGGGGTTACGGTTGCCATTAAGTTAGTCCTCCAAAAGCGTTTTCCCAGATAAGAGTAGCATTTACTCCAGTCCAAATTAGGTTAGACGGGCTAACCGTGTCCCACTGTGGCGCGACCAGCGAGAAATCTGTAGGGCTTAGAGTCAGGGTTAGATCAACATAACCCGGAGTAGCTTTAATAGCGTACCCCTCCACAAAGCCATTAAAAGAGCCGTTAAACATATTGATAGGTAAATCGTTAATTACTACGGGCTCGCCAAAAAAGGCATTTATAAGCTTGTCTCGCTCGGCATCGGGTAGCTCTGAGTTATCAAGCCTAAAAGTAATGCTTTGCAGCTGCTCTCGAGGTATCGCACGTAGCCCTAGCTCTCGAGTCATAAGATCGTTTACATCGGCTAGGTTATGGAGGTTAGTCGTAACGCTGCGCTGATAGCGGCCATAGTTAGAGATTGAGTCTGCATCGAGGGCCGACGCTTGGCTATTGTAATTGTTACCATAATTAAATACTAAAGAGTTACGGATCTTGCCGATCTGCAGAATAGATTTAACCGTAGACGGTATAGCGTAATTGGCTGATAAATTGGTATAACCATTAGCTGAGAGATAAGCCGTACGATGGTCGGTATCGGCGTAGCAGACTCGCCCGGCTTTATCCTCGTATATCTGGCCTTGAGCGCTTTGTGCTATTTGAGCGCAGAGGTTATAGCTGATAGCCGGATCAGCTGCTCGAGAGATCATCTCGTAGAGCCCAGGCTGATCTATCTCGCCAAGCCCTACGTTTTCTGCATTAGCCCACGTAGTCGTAGGGTCATAGTTAAACCACTGTAGGGCAGGAGCTACCTCAAACCACGAGTTAATAAGCAGCTCGTTAAGTATGTCGTATATCTGATCGCCGTCAGTATCTTTAGCTAGAGCATCGGGAAATAGAGCTTTAGTAAGCTTGGCTAGAGATCCTACGGCCAATATATTACCGATTGTTATAAATCCAGTCTCCTCAGGCGATCTGACTGAAATACCAAAATCTGATACTTCACCGCCAAAAACGGGCACATAAGCCCCGGCGCTATTCTTGAGCTCAAGGGTAAGAGAGTCCGTCACGTCAATATCAAAAGCTGAGTTATCGAGGTTAATAATCTCCATACGTGCGTAGCCTGCGTTGCACTGTAGGTCGATGTCATCGCGGCCAGTAGCCATATTTACACTAAGCACGTTATCGTAAACGGTAGTACCTACAATAATGCGCCATTCAGGCAGCCACGTACTCATAGCAGATAGTTACCCGAGCCACGATTAACTGACGTACCTCGGTAGCTCGATTGATTAAGTAGATCCTCGACGGCTCTAGCGATTGCCTCAGGATCTCC